CATCGGGTCACTGTGCCTACTGATGAATAAGCCTGACGGCCCAGAAAAACTTCTAGACTTAATGTAATATGCACGGACTATTGGTCCTGTACACGCTTATAGCCGCAATGTACGTATATGTCCTGATGTATAGACCGAACATGTCTTTTTATCGGCGTCGCTTCAAGATTCGTCCTGCGCCAGCTAAAGCGATTCGTCGTGCGGCAATAGGTGCTGGTGTAGGTTTGGCGGCGGCAGGTGGTTACCTGGCTTCAAAGCGGATTAGTGAGCGACGCGCCAAGGCACGGTCCGCCCCGCTTGCAGCACCTGTAGCTGCTCCAATTGTGACCCAGCCTGTAGCTGCACCGCCGCCACCACCAGCCCAGGCTCCGATGATGACACCAGCGACTGCTCCTGCTTCTGTTAGGGCACCAGAGGTTGCCCCGGCCATGACTCCATCAGCTGATTCACCTGAAGCTGAAGATGAAGAGGAGGAGGTTGGGAACAACACAGATTCAGGTTATATGGCCGAGTATCCCCCTCTGTTCTAAAACAAATTTCTAATAAGTGCAGTAAATACAAAGAGCATATAAAGAGACATTAAAATCTGGACCCTCTTAGACTTTATAGTCTTTGTAGACCCTGTTAGTGTAAAGATTGAAATATTCATAAAGAATATTTCGGTAAATCTATCCACTGGCTTTGACGAAAGTCCTACTATATCCCTATCGGTCGCCCAGCTATAAATAAAGAGTGAAAAGGCTAGATTAATCGCAATGAAAGTCGAGAAAAGTTTAGAAAATGTCTTCATTACAGTACACTAAGAAATTCGTTCAGCTGGATATTCTCTTTGATGTTGACGATGGTGCGGGCATACGTGCGGCGGTTGTTCGGGTACGTCTTGTCTGTCCGTAGCTTGACTGGGTACCAGCCCTTGGTCCCGTAGCCGCACTCGACAATCGCACCTGCGGCAGCGTCTTTGAGTGTGCTCGAGGGATACAGCGACGCCTCTTGGTACAGCTCACCCCTGTCTTGGACACAGAGGTCCCAGCCGTTGACAGGGTGCCAGTTCTGCAGCGAAAAGTCTATCGTGATTCGGTCGCGCGGCTTCCATTTGAACATGGTCTCGTGCGTGCCTATCCGGATGGGCTCGAGCACTGGCGTGAGCACGATGCCGTCAGTCTCGTACGGGAAGCTGTCCAGAGCCGGCAGGGCACCGATAGCCTCGAGTGGCAGCATCTTTTTGACCCGAACCTCTACAGGGTTCTTGGCCGACTTGATGATACCCTTGACCACTTTGGTCGCCTTTTCCAACCTCTCAGTCAGGGGCTCGCGCCGCAAGTCAGTCCCGTTCACCTGGACAGCGTCATAGACCATGTAGAGCGACTTGCCATCCTTGGCATCGACCAGCTCCCCATCCAGGATGGTCTGGCGCGGAATGGTGAGCGAGAGGTAGAACGCCTTGAACGCTCGGTCTGTGATGGCGCACACCTTGTTCCCGTCGGCAGATGTGAAGCATACCAGCATATACCTGGTGCCGTCCGTCTTTTCGCACACCATATACGGCTGTCTCTTGAGCAGCGGAAAGTGGCGTCGCTCTATGCTCACCGGCTGCGGCCCTGGGAACCGCTCAAGGTCATCCGATTCCCAGGACTGCTGAATATAAGTTTTCATTTCTTTTGTGTGTTCGGCCGTCAGAGGCTTCATCTTTTCTATTGTTCAACTTGTGTCTACTTGTTTAACTGAATACCGGAAGTCTCTAGGATGTTCCCTAGGCACTCGTACGTGTAGTGGCAGATGACGGTCGCACTCGTAAGGGCACCAATCTTGATGCCCAGCTTTTGGAGTGTCCCGAACATCTCCTCATCACTGACTGTAGGTAACTTCACTGGAATTTTGTCACCACGCAGCTTCTTGTCAATCGGCTTTGAGTCCATGGCCCATACGCGCGCGGACGTCTTGGTCACCTCGTACACGTCACCGTACAGCTTGCGGCCCACCTCCGTGTCAAAGTGCAGACCGCGCTGATTCTCACCCTCGGTCGAGCCAGCCAGAGTCTTTTTACGGAACATGTCCCAGTCGATTTGGTCCCGGACGCTCGGAAACACCATCAGCTGGACACCCTTGTCGAAAGGCTGAATAAGAGTACTGAGTGATTCGGTGTCCAGATTCGTCCCGTAGTCGAAGAATACGAGCCGGTCACCCGACTTGATGAGCTTGGGGATGGACGACTTGTCGTCGACGAAATTTACATTTATATGTTTTCCTTGCATCATGCACGCCCCATTCAGGTTCAGGAGTGAATGAAGCGTTGTTACGGCTATCGAGCGGTTGCGGCACATAAGAATTACATGTACGACGCTCATTGTTATAAGTTATATGTTAAACCTTAAGTTCCGCCTCGAGACGATTCTTGAGAACTCCAAAGAAACGGATGTTGCCGACGTGGCCTAGGACAGTCGTGACGTCAGCGTAAATCTTCCCACCCATCTGCTGCCAGCGCCGGCAGAAGGCATAGTCCTCTGACAGGTAGCGGCGGTTAACCGGGTCAATCATACAGTCGAATACGGCACAGTAATTCTCAAAGTCGCGGTTCTGGTGGTCGTTCAGGCAGTTGAGTTCGGGGTAATTCTCGAACATGCGCGTAAACACATCACGCTTGATGAGCATGAAGCCGGTCGGCCCGTCGAGCACCTCTGCAAACCCATCAACGACCGGGGTGTTCGGGTACTTGAAATTCATCACGAGCGAGCTCACAATCTTGTTTGGGTCGCGCGTGTCACCCGCCTTGATAGCCTCGTGCGCCTGGTTCCACATGATGGTCTTTTTGGGATAGGCGGCACATGATACGTCATGACCAGACTTGAGCAGTCGGATAACCGCCTCTGGGTCAAAGTGAATGTCGGCATCGATAAACATAAAGTGAGTACAGTCAGTCTTTTGGTAAAAACGGGCGACGGCTATGTTACGCGCGCGGTGGACAAGGGACTCGTTTTCGGTAGTATCCAACATCATCTGAATTCTATTCATTGCACATACACGCTGGAGCTTCAGCAGTGACTCGGCATAGTGCTGCAGGCACAGCCCACCGTAGCAGGGTGTGGACACCATCAGCTTAATCCCCTCCATTATCTCAAACTTGGCAGCAGTCCTTATTTGTTGAGTTCGGCTCTAACTATTGGCTCCAACTTTGCCAGAGTTGGCAAAGAGACGCCACAAATCTCGCAAATCTCCTTCTTGGACAGCTTGCCATTGAGCAGTACGAAGATGACTGCGCACGCCACCGCTTTTGGTGTCCGCCCCTGCAGCTTGACGCACGGCTCCAGTCTTTGGCAGGTGCTGAAGCACTTCATCTTGACGCGGCCCTTGTCCTCCACCTCGATGCTATTGAAGAAGCGCGTCACTAGGTCCTTGGGCATGGTCATGTGAACCTCCTCCGTGTCCGGGTTCTGCTCTTTGAACTTGTCGGTCGTCCGTGAAATGTCACGCTCTTGGATGCCGAAAGCGTCCGAAATCTCCTTGCTCGTCCGGTTCACACCCGCCTCTTTGCACGCCTGGAAGATACAGTTCGCCTTGATTCCAGCGCGCACCGCCCCGCGGCAGAGCACCGCCTCGACAAACTTCTTGTACTTGATTTTGGCAGCGTACATGATATTCTCCGGAAGGCCAAGGCGCACCCGGTTGATGTTCTCCATCTCTTGATAGGCCAGGTAGAGCGCGCGGTCCTGGTGCTTGTTCGATAAGAAAAAGTTCATCACAGACATACGGGTCTGCTTCTTGACTTGCATGTTGCACCCCAGATTCCAGGCGGCACTGAAGTGGTCCAGGTTGGTCGGCATGCCTACACGCGAGGGGTCAGAAACTTCACCGTCGTCACCCATGCCCCCGTTCCACTCTGGCTCGTCCGATATGTATGCATCGTCACACCGCCCGCAGCTTGGACAAACAGGGAGGTCCCCAGCGAGAGTGAAGCCGTTGAACTCGTCATAAACAAACTGCCGGTACTCTCCACACTCACACGTGCTGTGTGACTCGAATCTGCAGAGGGGGAACTCGAGCGGCTCAGGCTGCTGCCCTCGGAGCTGGTCGAACTGCTCCCAGGATACAGCGAGCACATCTGTCATTTGTTTGAAAGGCATGTCGCTCAGGCGTGTACTGCAAGGAACATCACTCGGTTTCTTCCCGCGCTTTACTAGGGTTTAAAAAAAATAGAGCACTGTTAATGGAGGCCGAGACTAGCACCTTTTCTTCCCTGTCTTCCAACTGGGTCTACCTGGCTATCGGCGCCCTGGCGCTCGTGCTGGGCTACTTTATCTACAAGCGCTACTTTGGTCCCAAGACTGGCGGTGCCGTCAGCTTCGCCTCCCCCCTGTCAGCCCCAGCCGCCGCTCCAGCCGCCCCAGCCGCTCCAGAGGCCGAGGTGGAGGAGTACGAGGAGGAGGATGATGAGAAGGAGGACTAGAGACAAGGTCATTGACCTTGGACCACCCCATACTTCACACACTTCTTGTAATCCCAGTAAATATCCTTCATAAATAGTTTGTCTAGAACGCTGCTCGGTATGTTTGTATATTTTTCATAAATTTTCTTAAAATTTTTCATAAATCGGTCGTAGTTGCCAACCTGCTCCTTCAGGTCGCTGTACTTTTCCCAACTTCCATCTGTGTTCACTTGATGAATGAGCACATATGAATGTTCATGCATACGGCGCTCGTCCCCGGCCAGCAGCATCATAGTGGCTGCCGACGCGCAGATGCCGTCAGCGACTGTCGTCACGTGACTCGGACACTTGCGGATATGGTCCATAGCACTGAGCCCTGCCCAGAGGTCACCGCCATTGCTGTGAATGTAAACTGTTATCTGGCTGTGCTCCTTGGCCAGCTGACGCAGCTTCATGTTAAACTCGAGCACAGTCACATCCGAAACCTCACAGTAGAAGAAAATCTCATTACCCTGAACCTTCACGAATGAGTCATCCTCTTCAGCCATACTTAGGTCTTGAGGGTCTTTTTTAGCTGACCCAACGGGTCATTCCCTTTCTTGTAGATGACCCTTCGGGTCAACATTTCAGCGCTTTTTTAGCTGACCCAACGGGTCATTCCCTTTCTTGTAGATGACCCTTCGGGTCAACATTTCAGCGCCTTTTTTAGCTGAGTCATAATTCGTGGTTTGATTTTGTTCACTATGGCCAGGTGGTTCAGAATGTCCAAGTCTTGACTGTCAAAGTTGTACTGTCGGAGCATGGTCGGGTCCCCATTCTGACAGTAGTCCCGTATCAGCATGAGACAGTCGACATCCAATTTCTTTTGAACAATATTTCTGAATTTCTTTTGGCGCATACACATATTCTGATACTTGGTCCACATGCTCCCTGGTCGCAGCTTCTCAGCATCGAGGCGGTGCCCTATCATCCGCGCCGGATACAGGATTGCGTGCAGATTGAAGAATGGCAAGAGGTGCCAGTTGCCATCATAGATGGTCTCGTCCAGTATACCAGCCAAGCTCAGGTGGTTAGCCACGTCAGCGTAAAAGTCCATGCTCTCCCCCGGCGCGTCTACATAGTTTTCTTGGACAACTCCCCACATGTATCCGTGCTCGCACAGCGACTCGCCTATGTTGTCATAGACCTCATCCTCTCCCCCCCGACACAACAATCCGTAAATGAAATTTTTAGGAGATTCGAAAACGTCTCTGTCACCCACACTGTCAAACGTCAGACTACTGATGAGCACGTGCAGGTTCCCACCACAGTGGACAGCCATCCGGTGCACCTTCTCCGGGTCGTCACAATACTTTTTTCCAATTGTTTTTAGTTCTTCAAGTGTGCGGTCCTCCCAGCGCACAAGCCGAAACTCGAAATCCTCCCGAATAGGTTCGGGTGAAATGATAACAGTCAGGGAACTGTTGAGCGGTCCCGTGAATTCGCGCGCGCCAATGAGTTCAGAGACTGTGTTCCAGTCGTCTATGAGAATGGGCAAGTTGGTAAATGCGGCGCGCTCCATAAAGGAGATGGTGGACTGTTTGCTCCGCAGCGTGTCATATGTGAGTTCTAAAAAATTTGTAAAATAGTTTCTGACACCGGTAGACTTACCTGACCCGGAGTTGCCCCATACGTTGACTATTGCGGGACCGGAACCAAGGGGGGACTCTGTGACGGGTTTTGTTTTGAGAAATCGGTCCATACATAATTATTACACTTGTATAATGTTTATCTAAACAAAGCAATACGACCTTCGTACCAAGAACATGTCGAAAATCTATCAAGTTCAATTTCATCAGCCATGTCTTGGTCATGTCTGGCTACAATTTCTTTAATTTTATGGAGTTGTTCCTTACGACCACGTTCCATAGCATACAGTTCAATAAGACGCTTGCACGTATTAGTAACCTTGCGCAAAGTTCTTTCTGGAATTTTACAGCCTGTATTTAATCTTTCATTCATTCTTTCGACAGCGACCAAGGACACTCTTGAATCTGGAAGACTCAAGTCGAGATAATCTCCTACCCATTGTTTTGAACTTATAAAGTCGTCATCTTCCTTCTCTTTTTCCTGGCATGTTAGTTTTTCGACAATCTTAGAGACGAGGACAATGAGAGAGTTTGCTAAAAGACAGATATCCATTACATCAGACGCAGAATTTCCTGAAGGACAAGGTCGATCGGGGTGTTCTTGTTAGAGTTGAGCATGTAGGACTTGGTCAGCATATTCTTCGCCACACAGTGCATGTGCATATGACCCACGCTATGCAGCGGGTCGGGATGGAAGCAGTACGTCATGTCGCGACTGGTCGTATCGTCGTGCAGAGTCTCTAGGTTGCTCAGGAACTTGGCCCGTAGATTCGGTGTCTCGAGCAGAGGAACGTACTGACACGTAAGCTGATAAGCCAGCTCCTCCTTGAAGCTCGGTGTATTCATAAGCTTGTTTACCGTCTCGTACATATGGTTAACCAGCCCATAGTCTGACGGGAGCGCCGTCTTGTAGTTGTAGATGCGCTCGAGAGGCACAGCCAGGAGGTGCACAAAAGACATACCGGCGCGCTCCTCCTTGCCAGGGTACAGCTCGGTGAATGGCGAGGCCGCGTTGAGGTATAGGACAAACCGGTCGTCCCGGTACAAGTTCGGGAAGTTGTTGTCATTCATATGGGTGAAGACTGGGCCCTGGGGGTGCGCGTGGATAGTCTTGAAGGGCGGCGGCAGAGCCATACCCTTCATCAGAGTCCACGAAGGGTCCACATCCGCAAAGGGCTTCTGGGCACGGAAGAGAGCAGCCTGAGCCTCCATCTGTTTTGTTTTTGTCTTGGCTGCTGTCTTTGACTGCCTGAAGGGAACATCGCTACACACATTCTAGCCATTCAGTTCCGCCCATCACTGCAACCCTATTTGGGCTGAATACAGTCTTGACCAGGTCCTCTTTGTCCACCCGTGGGGTGATTTGCTCCAGTGGCCACTGGTACTCACCATCGTCCATGGCGTCCACGATTCCCTGCAGCTCGTAGATGAGTTTGGCCACAGTGTTAACCTGTGGAGAAAGGCTTTCGGACATCTCATAGGCGAAATCATGCGATTCGACCATCGACATCATTTTCAGGACTGGTTTGCGCCCGACACACTCGTAGATGCTTAGACCGTTCGGGTAAAACTCATGACCATGTTTCCATTCAGTCTCTGGAAACTTGGGGTGGGCATCCTTGATAAAGGTCTCAATCTCTCCCACCGTCTCAAAGAACCACTTCCGGTCGCAGCCGGGGCAGTCGTAGCGAGAGAACTTCAGCATGAACATCTTGTTTTGGTTTGAAACTCACTCCGTTCATGGTGCACTGCAGGGAACAACCCTTCTTTTTTTCAGGGTCACAGGTAGAATGGAAGAGGATGAGTCACTGACACGTCAGGTGATGTCTATGGTTCTCGAGAACCAGGCGCTCTTCCCGTATCTGGTTGGGTGGGCCGCCTTTAACGTGGTCATCCTTATCCTACTGGTCTACATCGCCATAAGATTAACTCTTGGCCAAAAGTAAGATGCAAAAAATTATTTTGCGGCGCAACCCGAATAGGGTCCACAAGTTCAGGGCGGTGTTCCCAGACGGGAAGGTGGTTCTATTTGGGGCGCGCGGTTACTCAGACTACACCAAGCACAAAGACCCGAAGCGCAAGGCGCGCTATGTCACCAGGCACCGACGTCGCGAAAACTGGCGAGCGTCCGGGCGGTACACTGCTGGGTTTTGGTCACGGTGGCTTCTGTGGTCAGTCCCATCTCTCAGGGGAGCTGTGCACAGAACCGAACAGGCTCTTGGCGGGAAATATAAAATATTTATAAAATAATAATGAGCGGTACTTCAGTTCCTTTCGGTTCAATGATAATCCCTGTAGCGCTCTTCATGTTGAGTGGAGTTGCTCTTGCAAATACATGGGAATCTCGTAAGAGCAAGTTCAAGGCTTTCTTTATGTTTGTGCTGACCGTTGGTCTGTTCTATGGCGGTTATTATTTCATGACAACTGGCAAGACGGTCGGTAATCTCCGTAACAATGCCCAAGCCAGATATGCAAACTTTCAGGCTGCGCGCGCCGCCAAACTAGGACCCACGACAAATGTACCCCCACCAATGGGAGCGGCACCACCACCAATGGCTGCGCCAATGTAGTAAAAAATATCAGTACATATAAATGTTTGGGTTCGCGCCTAAAGGACAGGGCGCACCTAGAAAAATAAACGACCCTTTTGCTCGTATGCTGGGTAGTCCTAAAAAGATTATGGCGAATCTGGGTAACGCACCTGCGAGAAAAAGAACACCACCAAGAACCCCCGAGTGGAAGAAAGTGCAGAGAAAACGTAATGCCAATGCGGCTGCGGCAGCATCAGCGGCTGCTCGACGTGCTGCAAATTATAGACGTAACCGTGCGGCGTCCGCAGAGCGTAAGCGTGCCGCCGCGTCCGCCGAGCGCAAGCACAAGGGGTTTTCGGTTGCAGAGATTAGAAATATTACAGCAGAGCTTGCAAGAAAAGGTTACAAGCAGATTAAAGTTACAGACGGGCGAGGTCGTCAGTATGTCAGTGGCATGCGAGCTCGCTAAAAGTCGACCCTTAGGCAAACTGAGAGTCCGTGTGTGACAGTGCCTGTGACAGCTGTCTAAATGCATCGGGTGTCCGAGTCGCGTCGTAGTTTAGCGTGCGCCCCGGGGCAATCCCCAATGACTCCGCCTCACCAAAGGCGTCGTGATTGGCTCCCAGATACATGAAAACCCAACCATCCTTCTCCTTCTGCTCGACCAGGTCCTTGATGTGCACCTTGGTATACGTCTTTGACGCATTCTCGAGGCCGTCCGTCAGAATGATGACAGTCGGTGCCGTCTGACTCTTACACTCCTTGATGACCTGGCCCATCGCATCCAGAAGCGCCGTCGACCCACGCGGCACAAATGTCTGGCGCGTCAGGGGCTCCACCTCTGCAATGGGCTTGGCCGTGTAGAACACCTTGTACTCGTGGTCAAATTGCACAAGAGTCATGGTCCCGCCAAGCTCCTTCTGCGAATTGACAAAGCTGTTGTAACCGCCGATAGTGTCGTCCCAGCACGACTCCATAGAACCAGAACGGTCGAGGATGAAAATGCGCTCCATTGTTTGTGATATATATACCTAGGGTCTCCCCTTTAGATAACGAAAAAGACGAATATGAGCACAGCTGCCAAAAGTCCAAGAATAATTTTGAGAGGTTTTGATTTGTCCGCCTTTGATGCAAGTGCCGCCTTTGGATCGCCAGATTTCTGTGCCGCCGCCACTGCCGCTGCCGGTACACCTGCTGCGACCGCCACTTGCTCCTGATTGAGCTTCGCCTCTATGCCAGCCGCCACATCTTTCATGTTCGGGTCTTCTTTAGCCTTGTCTAATTCCTTCTGGGCAGCCTCTGCAGCCGTTTGAGAAGCAAGAACTATAGTAGCATCGTTTAGTTTCTTCTCTTCGGCCTCCTTGACCGCCGTAGCCTTTTTGAGATCCGCATCAGCCTTGTCAGCTTCTTCCTTGGCCTTTTTCCTCTCAGCCGGGTTCACCGCCTTTTCGAGTTTCTTTACAGCTTCAGTCTTTCTGGCTGCCGCAAAAACCTGGTCCTTTATGGCACCCTTGACTGCATTCTGACCCACCTTCATGGCGACACCAGCAGCACCACCAACTCCCGGGATAAATGCAGCGGCAACACCTGCCAGCTGACCAACATTCATCGCTATACACTTGGCATCGTTCGGCTTGCACTTGGCGAGCGCTTTGCCGGCAGTCACAGCCGTCTGGGCACCCGAAACCTTGTAGAGCGCTTGGCCAAACGTTTTGCCCATCTTTGCCGGATCACCGCTTGCAAGGTCGTTTGGGTTGACGCCTATAATAGCTTTGGTCGCCACAATGAGCCCCTTTTTCACCTTGCCACCACTGGCCGCATCTGACGCGTTAACCACAATGCCAGCTGCACTCACGGACAAGGCCATCTTCCCTACAGATGTTGCCAGACCAGTCATTCCTTTGGCTGCACACTTCATGTCACCCACCTTGCACTTCCCAAGCGCCTTGCCAGCTGACGCTATACCCTTTGCCGAATTCACCACACCCGACTTGATACCTTCGCCAGCTTTTTTAAAGGCTTGGGTTATAGCTTTTGGACTGACTGGTTTGACTTTTGGTAGTGAAATTTTTGGTAGTGGTTTTGGTTTTGGTATTGAAATTTTCTTTAGCTTAACCATTCCTAATAATATACAGGATAATAATAAATGGAGATATATTTCCTGAGCAGGCAACAGACTGCTGATTTCCTGGGGGCTGACGATGATGGGTTTATCCAGAGACTTACACGGTGTGACCTCAGGGCTAGGCGGTGCCTATCGCACGACGAGTACCGTCAGATGGCTGCTCTCAGTGCCGATGAGTTTACTCTGGATGAAAAAAATAATTTAAAATATTTTTGCAGAGAAGCGAACCGGTACTTTGTCGGCATGCCCAATGTTCCGTGGGTCTTCGCCAAGGCGCAATACGAGGGGGGTCTGCCACACACGCGCAGTGGTGTCATTTTTCTGGATGGTCTTTACGAGACAGAGACTCTGGTCCATGAGCGAGTCCATATTTACCAGAAAATGATGCCGAGTCTGTGCAGAGAGGCTTACAGAGGGTATGTACAAGTGTCCGGGCAGGATGAACTGTATCGTTCGAACCCGGACACTGATAGTAGGATGTGGCTAAAGGATGGAAAAGTGTGTGGAAAATTTTATAATTCAAAAAATCCTATGAGTATTCATGATTGTTCGCAGAGAGCACGGCACCCTCTAGAGGCACAGGCTTACAACTGGGAGCGACTGTGAACGAGATTCTTGGTTGCATTCTCGAGAGCACGTGTCGCCTTATTAATATTCGCGTTCGCCAATCTCTTCAACCTGTTATAGTTGTTTATAGGAATCCCAGATGCATTGGAGACCGCTCGCAGACTCCTCAATTGGTATTGTGCCTCAAGGACTCGGCGCAAATTATTCTGAGCCACCCGAAATGCATTTTCGGCGGCGCGCAATCCAGTGGTGTTTGAGCGTCCGCGAGAACCTTTGGGGAACATTACTTATTATAGATATTTATTTAGAACAGAGCCACACGGCCCATGCGCTTGCGGGTAGTTATACGCTTCTTGGCCGGCATCTTGTGGGGGCGAATCTTGGCTGGCACCGAGGACATGTTCTTGATGAGCGCACCCTGGTAGTAGCGAGCCTTGCGCTGGTACAGCTTCTTGTCACCGTTGCGAATCACGTAGCTGCCGCGGCTCGTCTTGAAGAAAACGCGACCACCCTTGTTGGCGTAGTTGGTGCTGGTCATAGCCTGGGTCTTGCGCTGGCGACGGGGGCCAATCTTGCGCGTGTACTTGCGCTTGGCAGCCTTGGGCGGGCTGGGGGTGGCTGGCTTCTTCACCTCACGGGTCACCTTCTTGCCCTTGACCACGCGGGTGTAGACCCAGCGGGTACCGGTCCAGCGCAGGCTGACGCGGTTGGTCTTGGTCAGCTCGTGACCGGTCGTGTTGTACAGAGTTCCTGATGGGACGGATGGCATTTTAATATTTCCTGATATTTTTTTCCAGGACCCTGATAGAAGTCCAGTACTTCTGATGGTCGGGCTCCAGGACAGGGTGCAAGCCCTCCTGAGCACACATAAACCTGAAGAATCTTTCTATGTTTTCGACCTCGGTCAGGTTAAACAGGCGTACAAAGAGTGGACGCGGGTATTCCCGACCATCCGTCCATTCTACGCAGTCAAATGTAACCCTAACAAGAGGGTACTCAAGACCCTTGCACGGCTCGGTGCGTCGTTCGACTGTGCAAGTCCAGTGGAGATTGAGACGGTTCTGAGTTTGGGTGTCACTCCGGACCGCATCATCTACGCAAACCCCTGTAAACATCCCGGGGCTATCAAGTACGCGGCGGAACGTGATGTCTGCATGACCACCTTCGACTCACTCTGCGAATTGGAGAAAGTGCATAAAATTGCTCCAGGTATGCAGCTCGTCATCCGGATCCGTGCAGACGACCCGACCGCACAGTGTGCACTCGGGAACAAGTACGGAGCAGAAGAAGATACCATCGAGGAACTCTGTAAGCGAGCCTGTGAGCTGGGCCTCAGTATTGTCGGCGTGTCGTTCCACGTCGGCAGTGGCGCCCGGGACACCTCTGCTCATGCTCGTGCCATAGAAAAATCTTTTGAAACTTTTCAGCTGGCCAAGGCCTATGGGCACACACCATGGCTGCTCGACATTGGGGGTGGGTTCACTTCTGATATTACAAATTTTTCAGAAAAAATAAACAAAAAACTTTTTGAATTATTCCCTGAGGTGACAGTGATTGCCGAGCCGGGTCGGTACATCGCCGAGAGAATAGGCACACTCGTGACACCGGTTATTGGTGTCAAGGGTGAGTCGCTGACCATAGATGAATCTCTGTATGGTGCGTTCAACTGTATTTTGTTCGACCATGCCAAGCCAGAACCTCTTGTGATATCTGAAAAAATAAAAAAAAATAAAATTCTTTTTGGGTGTACCTGTGACGGTATGGATACCATCTCGACCAGTATCCAACTGCCCGACATGGAGGTTGGTGACTGGATTATATGGCCGCGGATGGGTGCCTATACCCTAGCAGCCACGACAGCCTTCAACGGTATCCAGTTTAACAAAAGAAAAATTTATTATTTTTAGCGTGCGGCAGTGGCAGTACGACCCCCTCCTCGATTGTTGTTGTTGCGATTTCTTTTACGTCCAGACAAAACACGTGCAATTGTCCCGGCACCACGACTTCTATGGGTTCTTGCGCGACGCAGTGTAAATGCAGCTATTAAATGCTGTATAGTTTGATTAAGCTGGTTCGCTGCTCCTCCCTGCCCACCAGCGCGCAGAGCCTGTGAGAGTCTTCTAAGCATATTCACCTGCTGGTTAAATCTCATATTATTGAAATTAGGCATTAGTTAAAGTATATAGACAAAATAAAATTATAATGGCCCTCAATGTCAATAAGCTGACTGACAATGCGATTGTGCCCGAGCGCTCGGGCTGCGGATACGACATCTTTTCTGCCGATGCTTACCTCGTTCTACCTGGCCACAGGGTGGTTGTCTCTACAGGAGTCTCTGTGGAGCTCCCACCCGGAACCTATGGTCGCATTGAGTCTCGCGCTGGATTGGCCGTAAAGCACGGCATCACAGTGGGCGCGGCTGTCGTCGACCCTGACTACAAGGATGAGCTCAAAGTGGTGCTCTTCAACCACGACACGCGCAACCCATACGTCATCCGCCCAGGTTATCGCATTGCCCAGCTCATTGTCCAACCATTTGTTCAGTGAGTTAAAAGCAAAGACACAAAATAGATTAGGATGTTTGTTCCGCGTACTCTGACTCAGCGCGCATATGCCATTTGCCTGGACAACCCCCGGGTCCCTGTTGTCATCGGCACTGGCCCTGCCGGCACTGGTAAGACCCTGTTTGCGTGTCATGTAGGTGCACAGAAGCTTCGGGAGGGGGATGTTAAGCGCATCGTGATGACGCGACCGGCTGTCAGTGTTGACGAGCAGCACGGGTTTCTGCCCGGTACGCTCGAAAACAAGATGGACCCGTGGGTTCGCCCGATGGTTGACATCATGAGCAACTACTATTCACAGAAAAAGATTGACGAGATGTTGTACGAGCGCGTGATTGAGATTTGCCCACTGGCGTACATGCGCGGCCGTACCTTCGACCACGCGTGGATTATGGCTGACGAGATGCAGAACTCGACACCCAATCAGATGCGCATGGTACTGACACGCATCGGACAGGGGTCTAAGATGGTTGTGACGGGTGACGTTGAGCAGCACGACCGCGGCTTTGAACAGAATGGCCTCTGGGACTTGATTTCGCGTGTCGACCCTGACAACGAGCTCATCAACGTGATCCAGTTTGGCCCGTCTGATATTCAGCGCAACAAAGTTATCAAACAAATTCTAAAGTTGTATCAGTGACGACTGTTAAGCTTTTGCATGTTCTTCATGATTTGTCCAAACTGTATCGCCATTTTTTTCGCCGGTGTAAACGTAACAGGCTGACTCAGGTTTCTGAGCGCGGTCGTGGCAATAATCTCGTTTGTACCCTTGTTATTTAGTTTCGGAGGAACAAATGGCATTTAATATTAATTGGGAAAATATTCCCGTGGCTCCATAGCACAATCGGATAGTGCACCAGCCTTCTAAGAAAACGGAGAGTGTGTGAGCTGGAGGTTGCGGGTTCGACCCCCGCTGGAGTCGAGCTAAAGAAATAACGCAAAATAAAAGTAGATGACAATTTTCCAAGCGGTTGCATGGGATGGACAGGACAATGAAGACGAGCAATACCAGGTCAGAACTTTTGGCCGGTGTGCCGACGGCAGGTCCGTGTGCCTTACAACCGAATGGAATCCTTTTTTGTATGTAAAATTGCGCCCCAGTCACAGCTTCGAGGGTTTGCGCCGCGAGCTCGAGCGGCGTGTCGTGGCCATGACAGAGGTGCGCGCCAAGGACCTGTGGGGCTTTCAGAATAACCAGATGTCGCGCTTCGCCCGCCTTGAGTTTCGAACGCACAGGGCTATGCGCTCTATGTATTACTATCTCGAGCGCAATGACGTGGATGGGTATGGCAGGCTCAAAGTGTACGAGGCGAACATAGACCCTGTTCTGCGCTTCATGCACCTGACCCACATCGCGAGCACGGGCTGGCTGGATACTGGCAGGTGTGAGCCAGACTACTCGACCCGGTGCGACATCAACCTCAAGTGCCCTGACTGGAAACAGCTCCGACCAGTCGCCCGCGATGACGTGGCACCTTTCCGGGTCATGTCGCTCGATATCGAGTGTTACTCAGAGTCTGGCAACTTCCCGGACGCAAACAACGCCCCGGACTGTGTGTTTCAGATTGCCATGACGACCAAGGCGTTTGGCTCGCTCGAGTACACTGACAAGACGTGCCTCAAGTATCCGTGCGACTACCCGACCGAAAAGGCGTTACTGGTTGCGTTCCAGCAGCACCTGGTCAAGCTCGACCCTGACATCATCACCGGCTGGAACATCTTCGGGTTCGACCTCGAGTATTTACTCACTCGCGCTATGAAAGCGGGAGTCCCTCCGGATGCGCTGGTATGGGGCCGTGTCGAGGACGAGCCTGTAAATCTCGTGACTAAGAATCTGTCGAGCAGCGCGCTCGGCGACAACCTGCTCAAGATGGTGCCTATGAAAGGCCGGTATGTGTTCGACCTCTTCCAAGATGTGAAGCGTGAGCACAAGCTCGAGAGCTACAGCCTCAATAACGTCTCGAAACACTTTCTGAGTGACCAGAAGATTGACATGCCGGTCAAAGAGATGTTTGCGGCGTTCAGGGCTCGCGACCCCGAGCGGCTCGCACTGGTCGCCGAGTACTGTATCAAGGATACTGAGCTGCCGCACGCCCTGATGGAGAAACTGTGTCAGCTGCAGAACCAGATTGAGATGGCCAAGGCGTGCTGGGTGCCCTTGAGCTACCTGTCAGAGCGAGGCCAGCAAATCAAGGTGTTTTCGCAGATGGCGTACAAGGCTCGCGAGCTCAAATTTATGATTCCGACCATCAAGCCACCACCGGGTGACGACAGTAAGTATCAGGGCGCGACTGTCCTCGAGGCGCGTACCGGAGCTTACTACTCACCCATCACAGCGCTCGACTTTGCCTCTCTGTACCCGAGCATCATGTGCGCACATAACCTGTGCTACTCGACACTGGTGCTCAACCCCAAGTTTGACAACCTGCCCGGTGTTGAGTACGAGCAGATTGGGCCGTACAAGTTTGCTCAAAACGTGCCTTCGCTCTTGCCAGTCATCCTGAGCGACCTCAAGAAGTTTCGCAAAAAGGCGAAGAAGGACATGGCGGCAGCAGAGGGGACGCCTATGGAGGCCATCTACAACGGCAAGCAGCTCGCGTATAAGATTTCTATGAATTCAATCTACGGGTTTACAGGGGCACAGAAGGGTATGCTGCCACAGGAGGCTATTGCGAGCACGACAACCATGCGCGGCCGCCAGATGATTGAGGAGACGAAGAATTATGTCGAAGCAAACTTCCCGGGGGCCAAAGTGCGCTATGGAGATACAGGTAAGTTAATAAACTTTGTTTTGTGTTTTGTTTGAAAGATTACTAACTTTTTTTACAGATTCTGTGATGGTCGAGTTTGATGTACAGGGGCGGACGGGCCAGGAGGCTATCGACTATTCGTGGGAGATTGGGGAGCAGGCTGCCGAGCAGTGCTCTAAGCTATTCAAGGCGCCGAATGAGTTGGAATTGGAGAAGGTGTACTGCCCGTACTTTCTGTACAGCAAGAAGCGTTACGCGGCCAAGATGTACGAAAAGAAGGGGGATGCGGTCGTGTTCAAGAAGATTGATGTCAAGGGGTTGCAGGTGGTCCGGCGCGACACCTGTCCGTACGTGCGTGACACTCTAAAACATCTTCTGGATATGATTCTGAACTCGGACGACCCGCGCCCGCCCATCGAGTTTGCCCGGCAGGCTGGCAGGGACTTGCGGGAGGGCAAGGTGCCGAACGAAAAGCTGATGATGAGTAAGCAGCTTGGATCCAACTACAAGGTGAAGATGGCGCACGTGTGCGTCCGGGACAAGATTCGGAAGCGCGCGCCCGGTTCAGAGCCGCAGCAGGGCGACCGTGTATCGTTTCTGATTGTGCAGGGGATGAAGGGAGACCTGATGGCGGACAAGGCGGAGGACCCTGCATGGGTCGAGGAGAAGGGTCTCAAGGTGGACTATCAGTACTATTTCACGAATCAGATGCGCAAGCCAATTGCGGACCTGCTCGAGCCGTTGGTCGGTCGTGAGATTGATGTCTTCAGCGAACAGCCTCAGAAAAAATATAAAAAGTACACGATGGCGGATTTTTTTCAGAAGAAAGAGTAGATATGAGTACTCTCACCAGAAGGGCTCGAACACTTACATTTGCGTCGTTGAGCCAGAATCAGTATGCCAAGTATATAACTATGCTAGGTATGGGATACTCTAAAAATACGTCGTACAATCATCGGAACATAAATGTTACTCGCCTTATCCGTCTTCATGAAATGCTTATAAATGGAGTGAACCGTAATAATGCTCTGCGTCACGTGCTCACATCGTCTAGTCCGAGACACAGACGACGGGGTGAAGGGCCATCTGTGGTTCGTGCGCATGCTATGAATCAAGCTCGCCAACACCTAGTGGCGTCTCATCCAAGAAAAAGACGTACTTCTATTAAGTGATGCACTTAAAATTATAAACAAATATATTTTCAAGTAGAATGGAGCAGCGTGTCATTGCTGTCATCAATGAGGAGGTGGACCGAATCGTGAGCGAACGGCTCGGTCAGGTGCTCAAACACATTGCTGACAGGTATGATATTATGCTCGAGCGCCTCATGAAGGATGTCTCGGAGCTCGAGTTTACGACAGACCGTTGTATGGGTCTGAAAGGTAATGGTCAGCGATGCACGCGGTTTGCTCGCGTCTGTGGCTATTGCAACATGCACAAGGACCAAAAGCCAGTGCCGCGACCACCGCCAGCTGCTCCAGAGGTGGAGGTTCGGCACACGCACACGTTGCCGCCTCTGTTCCTGGCTGGCTGCCCGGCTTGCGAAAAGACAAAGGCGAATCGCATGGACATCTGACTAGTGACGTTTGGGAACAATCTTTTTAATAACACTTCTTCCTTGTCTTCTGACAGTAGAAGGACGGTTATTGTTGCTGTTGGCGCCGCTAGCTTCGTTATTAGTATTATACAGATACATATTTGAAGTAGGCGGAATAGTCCATGTACGATTATTCTGTTGTACAAGTCTACGCAGGGCACGCGTTGCGCTGTTTTGAGCGTTGTTATTAAGATTTATAGTATTTGGAGTAGAATTTCGATAGTTGTGTTTTACAGCCATGGCATGGTTGAATGCGTTCTGCTGATTAGAAAGATTCCACATATTTTTTTCTAAAATTTCCAAGAGTTCAGTAACGACCCTTCTTCTGTTGTATCCCTCCCCTGTTAATGTACGGGTACGTGTAAGCATCACTATTTTCTGCTCAGAAAAAAACTGCGTCAAAACTCAAAAATTTAAAGTGAGATAAACAGTAAGCGTGTAATAATGTCAATGAGCAAGTCGGACGTACTCCTCGAGTCGCTAGGGCGATTCTTCAGCGAACCAAATCACAGCGAGCAGCTCGCTGACATACTTGCACACAGGAATGGCATCTCTCTGCGTAACCTGGAGTGGTTTGTGACCAACTATGCCAAGAATAAGCAGGTGACGTATCAGACGCCAGCCGGTAAGCAGTTTACGGTACATGTAGCCTACAAGAGCAGTCTTGACGGCTACAGCAAGAAGTTGTTCGACCCGTTCTGTCGTACGGAGCGCATCGAGTTTCAGGGTTTTACGACCACTGTCGGTCAGCTCAATTTTATCAAGTGGTGTCTACAGAATGGCATCATCAATTACATCTTGAGCAATGCTGAGGTGGCCAAAAAGAGTATGACCAGCGTGCTCAAGACTGCCCACCAGTAGATGAAGTTGTCCCGCCAATCATTCTCGGTCGCACAGGTGCAGCCCGTCTTGTTTAGCTTAGGAATAAAGGTTAAAACAGCGTATATATTCACCAGCGCTGCGCCCAAAATAGCACCTGCCAGTGCCTTGTTCTTTATCTGCATCCCCGCTGCTGCGGCAATCATCAAACCGATTGCGGCAACAGAGTACCACTTCATGTAATCGCGCTGCCAGTAGTCAGTGCAGCCACACGCCTTTTCAATCTTGAGCACCCAGCTCAGTACAATCCCCTGAAACGCAAGGCCGACTATATTCAGCATTTCTTTTTTCAAACATTTTAATTTGGATGAGCTTGGTCGACAGGTAGATGGCGAGGTCCAGAGCCTCCTCGAGCGCCTCCTGTACCCAGTTGTGCCCATCGTCAGGTATCAGCCCGTGACCGTACGCCACCTTACCCTTCTCCATGCGGTCCATAATCATATCTACAATCTCACTGTTACAGTCTTCTGAAGACGAAGTCTTCACTCCTTCGGAGAAAGAGACCCCTTGGGTCACGAAGCAGTCCATCTAAAAAATAATTTATTTATTTTTTTATCTACGTGAGCTGACACTCGAGCTACGACGAGAGGGTGCGAAAAAACTCTCACTCTGTGCGTTCATTCTAGAATTAGGAGTTCGCGTACGGGAACGAGCAGCGACCGAGTTGGGGCTGGCCCTGCTTTTACGCGCGGGCGATGCTCGTTTCTTCTTGTTACGCACGGGGGGAGAAGAGGGTTTTCTCTTTGACACTCGCGACCCGGCACTGTTTGTCATTTATTATTATATAATATAATATTATAATGAGAACACCACCGCGTGTGAATCCAGACCAGTATTTTAGTGATGAGTTTTGGGAGGGAGTTAGACGTAAACCGCCTTCCCCCGTCCGGCCCAAGGCTAACACTCCTCGTACTCAATGGAGAAAAAGACAGCAGCGCAGTACAAATTCCAAAGCGAGAGGGGCATATTCCAGAGGTGGAGGAGGACCCCCACCGCGCACATCGCCTCGTCGGACGCCACAGCGCACATCGCCTCGCGCGCCAACACTTGAAAATTTCGGGCGTGCTCCACGGACCCGTCGCACTTTAAATAACTATAGCCGTGATTGGTTCGGTATGAATTTGCACGGCCAACCCCTGAATAGACGTTTGGCTCTTAAGGTGCATCCTAACAAACACGGAGGTAACAAGAGAGCCGAAGAACTTATGAAGCTGCTGTCTCAGCTCTTGGAGAATAAGAAGTGATGTTCCCAACAGTGGCAATGGAACGACTTTGAAATCAACCGACAAACACAATGACTCCTGAGCAGGCTGTATTGGTGATTCAGAATGCCTGGCGCGCCTTTGTCGATGACCGCCGATCTGAGGCGTACGCTGAGCACATGGCGGACCTCAATGCCACGTACTATGCCCAGTGCTACACCCGCACCTACGACGACTCGGAAGATGAGTGGTGATGTTCCCTGCAGTGGACTCGCAACGACAGCAAAATCAAAACACAAACAGCTATGGTCCGCACTCACTTCCGTGTGTTTGAGTACGACAACGGCAAGTCTGTCTTTCTCGGAAAATCCACCTGCATGGTCAAGGCTATCGAAATAGCCAAGAGCAAGAAGGCGATACGCAAGGTGGTCAAGTATGCGCGCGACCTTCCCAGTATAGGTGAGTCTATCTGGTGCACAACCCGTGGATTCATCGGAGATGCACTCGATGACGGTGAACACGCCTGTGCAATGGATATGATTGATGAAGACAACGAGTGATGTTCCCTCCAGTGGACTCACAATGACAGCAAAATCAAAACACAAACAAATGGAGGCGTGCTGGAAGAGCCTTCCGAACGCGCTGGTCGAGCGCATCTGCCTTCACCTTGACAGCGTTACCCGCCGCGACTTGGGCATGCAGCCCCGCCGTCTTCTAGAGCTGCCTAACCTACAGCTACACCGCGACAAGATTACGAGCTATGGCGATGGTATCTGGTTGAACCTGACGACACAGGGTGGTGAGAGAGTCCACCAGCTGATGTGGACGCTAGGCGCCTTCCCGGGTTTCTTCTACCAGCGCACAAACCGGATACAGTTTATGACAGTCCCGGGCACGGGTGTAGTCGTGTGGCGCGACACGGAGGTCCACCAGGATATGTTCACCGGCGTACAAGAAGAAGAATGAATAGAACAGCCACGAGTGTAACCCAAATCCAAGGATTTATATTAGATGTCGTCCATCGTCTGCGCGCGTCCTCATAGCTCACTCGTGGCTTGCCCAAATTTTTATTAACCATGTTGTGCACATCGACAGACCACGTGAAGTAATCCCCTGTGAGCGGATATTCTTCTATAATTTTTCTAAAATCGTTCGAGCATGTGGGGCAAGGTAACAGCACTGGGAAGAGCTGTACCAGTTCCGGGAATCCTGATGAGTTTGATAGGGCCGCAACGTGGAACATACCCCAGTAATAGGGGCCCCAGCTCTTTGGGTCCATCTACTGTAGGCTGAGAAAATAGGCAGGGGTTGAAGAAGGTGAGCGATGTTCCTTTCAGTAGGCCCAGGGCCGGCTTTAGGTTCAAACACAAACAGCCACCATGTTCAAGGATATCAAGAAGGGCATGGCTGAGTACAACCGCAACGTGCACGCTATCCAGAAGGCTGAGCCGGCCGCCCGGGCCCCTGTCTGCAAGCAGGCAGTACAGGTCCCAAAGGGAGAGCTCAAGCCGGTCGACCGCACCAGCGAGCTCTGGCAGTCGGTCTACCGCAACTCGGTGGCTACCGGGCACCCCTTCCCGGAGAAGATGGCTGACAGCTGCGTGCGCTCGCGGGAAAAGACCATGAAGATTGAGGCGGCCCGCCACACGACGGCTGTGTGCGACAAGCGGCCACCCTCCGACAACGCCAAGCCTGCCCTCGCCCCCTGCAAAAAGTGCAAGGCTTTCACGCTCGCAGGGAGTGTCTGCGGCCTTACTGCCACCTGCGGGGACTTTTGCAAGCGGCACGCACCCGCCGCCAAGTGAATGTGTAACTAGTCATCCTTTCTCGCACTCTCTCGTCCCAGCAAAAAATGTAATATACTTGTAATGGAGATGGATTGGAACTATGTCTGGATAGCTCTAGTCCTCAACGCTCTACTTATAGTTGTCCTTCCCAAGGTCTTTAAAAAGCCGACAGGCATCAAGCCGATAGATGATGTCATGTTGTTTTTGAATTCGCAGCAGTCATTCCTGGTCCAGTCGTCAGTTGTCCTTGCGCTCGTCATATATGGTAGCCACTACTGGCTGAACTCGGAGGGGACGGCAGACACCAGACCAGCCGTGAAGCCCTTTTCGGCCAAGTAGGGCGCCAGCCGATGCTCATAGGCGTGTTTCATAAACAGCATGAGCTCGTGCAGGTCAGGTTGTCCCCACGTCATCTCCTTGCGGAACAGAAAGTCATCCATGCCCACAGGGCAAGGTGTGCACCTGACTGTGTATGGCGTCCGCACGTACTCCTTCAGGCCCCCATAGTCCGTAATAATAACAGGCTTGTTGCGCAGGGCCGCCTCCACCGCCCCCATTCCGACACCCTCGGAGTGCGAGCAGTTGACATAGCAGTCGCCCACCTCGTGTACCGCCTCCATCTGTCCATTCGTAAGCATCTCGTTGATGACAGTCACGAATGGCGCCGGGGTATTAATGGGCGCTTTGCACGTCGCCTTGACCAGAATGCGCGCCGAACCAGGGGGAAACTCACACCTGACAAACGCCTCCATGAGCATCCGGAAGTTCTTGCGTGGGTCGAGCACGTTCCCGATTGTATAGAATGTAAAAGCGTCTGTATGAATCAGACCAAATATGGGCTCGCGTGGCAGTGGCTCCGGGTCGGCCCAGAGGTGCACCACCTTGAACGTCAGCTCTGGAAACTGTTTTTCAAAAACATTTTTACAAAATTCAGAAGGGGTGTAGAGCGTCTTGGACAAGGCACCAAGCTTGCCATAGTCCTCGTGGACCGTATCAGTCTCACAGATTGTCATGTACATCATCGAGTCGCACAACTTGGCGTAATGGGGACACATATCTATAAAAGGTTGAAGAGGCAGAACAAAAATGAATCCACGGTCGTAATGGGTCTTTTTGGGCGGGTCGCCAGCCACAACATACTCACCACCCATGAGACGCGCATACCGGGCAGTCACTTGGCCGATACCTGACAATGTCTGTGGGCCGACAAACAGCCAGTCAGTCATTATAAATTATTATATTTTCTTTTTTATATGGCGCATCTGAACATAGAAAAAGGTCACGTAGAGTTATTTCAGACCACCGACGGAAAATACCATGCTATATGGAAAGCAAATGAAAATAGATATCATTATACTCCGGGTTACGCAACACAGCAGCGGGCCATCACAAGTGTAATAAGACACAAAAATAATTTGGAATCTGGTACCAAATCACAGATTTTTGAATGGTTTAGAAATAACCCAGGTGTTCTAAGAGTTGAACTGCCGTCGCACACCCTGCACAATATGAGTGTACCTATGAATACCGCCCGTTCATTACTTAAATTAGGTACTCCTCGCTAGGAAACTGAGCAATGTTCCCTCCAGTGCCCCCCGAGCGGAGTGAGATTCAAAACAAAAACAAGATGCATTTCCACCCGTACGCCAAGTTTGCGCTCGCCATGGCTGCCGTGCACCTGGTCCAGTACATGTCAGAGTACTTTCACTACCAGCACTGCTCGCGCGGTATGTTCTGGTCCATGTTTACACGTGGCAGTCCTATGTGCACCACGCTGCGCGCCACGAGCGACCTCTTCGCTGGCGGTATCCAGAAGGTGCTAGCGGGCGGAGTCCTTGTCACCGTCAACCATTCGCTGAACAAGCTCCTCGAAGGTGACCTGAGGCACCCATCCGAGCTTCTGGCGAGCCCGTGAAGAGTCGCCGACCAACAGGTCCACCTCCGCCGGTCTGAAATAGTCCGGGTTCACCTTGATGATAGTATCACCTGTAATTGAATCCTTACCGGTTTCCTCTACACCTTGTCCTTCCCACGTCACCTTTCGTCCCATGTGCGCACAGGCCGTCTCGATAAACTCGCGGATGGAGTGCATCTCACCCGTAGCAATCACCAGGTCCTCCGGCTCTCTCTGCTGTAGCATCAGCCACATCGCCGCGACATAGTCAGCGGCATGTCCCCAGTCGCGCTTCGCATCCAGATTGCCAAGCTCGACCGGCGTTCCATTCTTCAGCCACTTGGCCAGACCGAGTGTAATCTTGCGCGTCACGAAATCGACCCCGCGCCGCTCCGACTCGTGGTTGAACAGAATGCCAGTGCACGCGTACATGCCGTACGACTCGCGGTAATTTTTGGTTACCCAGTACCCGAACAGCTTGGAGACGCCGTACGGGCTGCGTGGGTAGAAGGGCGTATCCTCATTCTGCGGGATGGTCTGCACCTTGCCAAACATCTCTGAGGTTCCTGCTTGGTAGAATCGGTAGCTGTTCGGCTGGTCCGTGTTCCGAATAGCCTCGAGTAGACGCAGCGTCCCAATCGCATCCACATTCGCTGTGTATTCAGGCTGGTCGAACGAAACCTTGACATGCGACTGCGCACCCAGGTTGTACACCTCTGTAATATCGTATTGCCACGCAAAAGACTTTATGATTGTGGCGAGCCGAGCAGTGTCAGTCAGGTCCCCTTCGACGAGGTGAAACTTGGGGTTGAACTTGATGTGCTCGAGGCGCTCGTGCTTCTTCTCTGAGCAGTACCGCGCCAGTCCGTACACGTCATAGTCCATTGTCAGTAAAAGCTCCGCGAGATATGAGCCATCCTGCCCAGTAACTCCAGTAATAAATGCAGCCTTCATTAATACGAATTAAGTTTATAACTTTAGCTGGACCATCTGCCAAAAAAAACTTTAAGATAAGTAGGAATCCATGAGCTTGGTCCATGTATTTGCGATGAGCTGTGCTGAGATTTACGGGAATACAAATCTTAAGCTGTTCACCCAGTCGAACCACCAAGGTCATCTCATGGGTGGTATACTTGGCTATATCGGTGTCGTCTTTTTTCTGATAAAGAGTCTGATGGGCGGCGGGCTCATGTACGTCTCCATCATGTGGGAGGCTATGATTACCATTCTTGGGTCGCTGGTCGCCTACTTTTACTTGAACGAAAGATTCGACCACTGGGTTCAATATTTTGGTATCGTCTTGGCATTGGTCGCCATGGCACTTGTCCATTATGGTGGAAAGTTAAAAAAATAATTTTTTTACGACCCACCGGGTCGCCTCCTTCGGATCCGGAGAAGAGAAGGCTTCGCCTTCGATGAAAGTTAAAAAAATAAAAAGAATAATTCACAATGGAAGAGATTCACCTGCTCCTTCGGGAGAACATCCTGCCACGTCTGGATAACATGGAGGCCCAACTGAAGGAGCTGCGCGAGGTGACGTGGCCATACGTACAGGCCAAGCGTGACCAGCTCGGTCTCGATACGAGGAGAGAGCAACAGAAGCTGTTGCGCTGGATTGACCTTGATGAGGTTCGCATGCTCCTGCGTCGTAAATTGTACTGGCTCCATATCTACGAAGAGGAGATGGTTGAAGAGGAGCTCCAACAGATTTTGGTTACTTAAAAATAAAAACCGATTTAATAACAGATGGCCTATAAATCCCTCGTACTTGATGTAGATGGGGTCCTTGTGCGCGACAAGCTTCTCTTGCAGCACGTCAAGGAAAACTGCGTCAATTACGTCCGGACCAAGCTGCCCGATGCCAAGAATCCGCGTGAGGTTAACCGCCTTCTATACATGACTAGCGGACACACGGCTCGTGGCCTTCATAGCAATTTTGGAATTGATACGAGCGATTTCAACGAAAAGGTTTACGACAAGAAACTTATCGAACACCTGTCGGAGGTTCTCTCCACTTTTGAATTTCAGGAAGAGGCCAAGTACATTCACGAGTGGGCCAATAATGGCTGGAAGGTGACACTCTTGTCGAATGCACCAATCATCTGGGCCGGTACGGTCGCTCGCGCAATCGGCGACGATATTTACATCCAGTGCTGCCCAGAGAATGTCATGGCGGGTCCGTTGAAGCCAGATGCGGCTGCGTACTCTAATTTTTCAAAAACTTATACAAATATTTTCGTGGACGATTCACTCAAGAACCTTGCGGCGACGCGTTCGATGCCCAACTGGCACCCGGTTTATTTTAGTGAAGAGACAGTCGACCAGGAATCGTGGTGTCCGAC